ATTTTTATATAAAATGTAAAAATTAAAAAAACAAAAAAAAAAAAAATATTTTAAATAAAGTTCAGAAAAAAAAAAAAAAAAAATTATATCAAAATAAAAAAATATAAAAATATATTAACTCTTTCTTATCAATTTTTAAATTTTTTTTTTTTTGATGGCTTTTTTCTTTTATTATTATTTATAATCTTTCGTTTTGACATTTTTTTTTTACTATCATTTTTTTAGTTTTTTTTATTTTTACTTTCATACCTGCACATTGCAATAAACTATTTTTGAAATAACTCGTTGAATACGATCTCTTTGGTTTCCAACCATTTTTATAAAGCTCAAAAATATTATCATCTAATGATTCTGGATAACTATTATTATTACTATTATTTCTCATAAACGCTTCTATAAATGGTGTCGCTGTAGCAAAATTAATTGATTTCAATTTCGAATGCTTATTATCTATTTCGCTAAAAAGAATTTGACTATTATCAGGTTCTAATGTACATAAAATTTCATCTATAAAAATATCATAATTTTCTACAGGATAATCATATTTAGAACAAAACGGTCTGCCATCGCCAGTACCAATCTTTTCGATATTATCTACATTTATTGTTAGATTCGCTCTTAATGAATATATATTTGAATTATTATTAATATCTGAATTATAATCGTGAATTTTAGGTTGACGATGGCAAACTTTTTTTTTTATAAAATTAAAAACATTGTACCCAATTAGATAGAAATAAACATTTATTTTTCTATATTGAAATATATCCACTGATTTTGCTACTTCATGACCAAGCAATGTCATACTACTGAAATCTATAAATAATTGAAAACCATGCTCAGTTATACCTGTAGTTGTTCTAAAATTATCTGAAAAATTCTTAATCATTACCGTAGGCTCATTATATTTAGCATCCAATTTTGTTTTATCTAACATTCCTGAAATATGTGGACATCCCCTTGCATGTGCTACATTAAATAAACAATTCCAACAAAAATTTGTAAAATTTCCGTCACTTCTATTGGATCCACCTGGATGATATGCACCTAATCTCTTAGGCCAAAGGCTAGGTACCCAATCGTTTCTAGTCCATTGTCTAATATAGTGAGTTCTGCCATCTTCAATCAATCGATTAATAAGCCTCAGACGCACTTTTATTTAATATTCGTGGTGCACTGTTTGATATACAAATGATATCTTTGTTTAAATACATTTTATATCTATTTTCAATTAAAGTATATATACCTGGATATAGAAATGCAAAATATGTACTCAATCCACCACCTAATGAATGACCAAATGTATAGATAGTTGTATTTCCTTTTTCTAAGAATTCTTTAGCTAAAAATATAATAGAGTAGATTAATGTATTGATAGTTGAATCCACCATTTTTTTAATAGTATTATGAACTTTAATATCTATCTTCTTGGTATCTCCAAATCTTACATTACATTTTATTGGATTAAATTGTGCATCCTTAAATTTCTGACCTAAGTTGGATGTCCCACGAAATGATACAGTAATTATATTCATATCTTTAAATGCTGTTATATATACACATTCATGCAAACTAGTGCTGATAAAAATTGTTTTAATATTTTCATTACTTATTATTTCTTTAGAGTTTTCGCTAAAATGATCAATATTAATACTTTTAAAATAAGGTTTCGATCCTCCCTTATGATCATTATCAGTTCTTATTAAATTTTCTGAATTTTTTAACATAAGATTTATCTTTCCAGCAGTCTCAATTATATTAAAATTATCTTGTTTTTCCCATTAATATTTCAATAAATCTTTTTTGTGTGATTTTTCCATTGGTTAATTGTATTACTTTTATTAGATTCTTATAATTTGAATTATTCTCTTCTTTCAAAATGTTTAAAAATTTACATAACGTATATTGATATCTCAGTGGTGGTTCATAAGATAATCTTGCCATCACAGTCGCATAAAAAGATAATATTGAAACTCCATAATCCATATTATGTTTTAAAGATTTATCATGATCATTTCTATACATATTAATATTGCTTTTATTTTATATATGTATACATAAATAAATATAAATTAAATCAGAAAAAAAATAATAAATAAAACCATTTATTAAAATATAGTATATTTGCTTTATATCATTATTTAAAATTCATAATTTTGAATAAAAATAAAATTGAAATGTATACTGAACCAACTATATTACAATACATATACTCTCAAAGATGTCAACTAAGCTTCGTATGAAACATACAAATAATACATCCTCATGTAATCATACTAAGAAAAATAATATAGTTGAAGGGGAATGTTGTTGCTGGCACAAAACAAGTGATAGAAAAAATGCAAGAAAACAAAAATGTAGAAATAAAGCTGATAGACAAGCTCATATGCATACAGAAACAATGAAATTTGCTCTGGTAAATTCATGTGCATATTGCAATAGACAATGGAATACTACTATGTATGTTGAAGAAAAAGATTGTCATTGGTTTACATGCGATTGTGAATATCAGAGACCTGGTATGCAAAGTTGCCATCATGAAACATTTGTTTATTATGCAAAATAATATTTTTAAATAAAATAAAAATATATATAATCAATCTTCATTTTTTTTTTCAATTGTATTTGTATTATCATTTCTCATTTCATTTCTTTCAGCAATACAATTTTCAAGTAGTTTATGTGGTGTCATCGATTTTTTCATAAATTCTAATAATGCATTAGTATCCTTAGGAAAACATAATCCCCCATAACTTAATTTACCATCAGGTCCTGGAACTTTAGTATGCATTGGATTGATCCATTTATTTTTTAACATTAAAGCAACAATATTTTCATAATCAAACTCATTTTTTTTACATAATAAATAAAGTTCATTGAAAAATTGTATTTTTATTGAATAAAAATTATTACAAAATATCTTCATTGATTCAGATTCATTAGAATTACATTGGGAGATCTGAGAATCTGGATAATAATGTTGATAAAATTTAACCAAATCTTCTAATTGCTCTTCGGTACCATTATTATTTCCTAGAACAATATGTGTCTGATTATGGAAATCCTTAAAAGCTGTTGATGCAGTCAAGAATTCTGGATTATGTAAAAAATATAAATTTTTAAATATATTTGCTAAATTGTTTGTTGTTTTGGGTTCGACAGTAGATTTTATTATAATTAAACCATTATATTTTGATTCTGATAGATCTTTACAAACATCAAAAATAATACTTTTATCATATTCATTTTTATTATAATCAAATTTCGTTGGTAAACACAAATATAAAAAATTACTATCTAAACAATCAATAAACGAATCGCTTTCTTTAAATTTGTCGTAACCCTTTGTATTAATTTTCTTTAATTTAAAACTTTTTTCAATTGCACTTCCTACGAAACCAAGACCAATTATTCCTACTTTTATTTTAGTAGTCATTGTTATTAAATCCTTTATACAAAAAAAAAAAAAGTTAAATTTAATTTTAGTTGTTTTAAAAATTGATTTTGTTAAACATCATTTAATTAATAAAATTTATGATTCGATCGTTTAAAAAAAATAATCAAATTAATATTTTAATAATTGATGATGATCCCAAATTCCTAAAAATAATAGAATCAAAATTAAATCTATTTCATTTTAATATTTTTACCTCAACCAATTATACAGATGGTTTAACTTATATAAAAAACAATAATATAAATTTTATCATTCTTGATTATCAATTATCCGAACAAAATGGTATAATCATTTTTAAAGAATTAAAAAAAATTCATCATGATATACCAATTATGATAATATCATCTTTGAATAAAATTGAATTTGATGATATGCCACATGATATTTGGTTTAAAAAAAAACCATTAAAAAATATTGATTGTCAATTTTTAAAATATGAAATTAATAATTGGTATAATCAATATGATAGTCTTAAAATTGCTGGTACATTTGGTAGTGATATTTGTACAAAATTAAATGAAAAAATTTTTGAAGTCAACTCTTTAAATTATTCAAAAAATGAATTGGAATTGGAGATTGAGTCTTTTGAAAAAAAATATCTTAGAGAACGATCACATTGGAAAAAAAAAAATCAAAACCTCTTAGAGAAAATAAATCAACTTGAACAAAAATATCATAATTATGAAGATGAATTTGAAAAGAATACTCGAATATTTTTAGAACATCAGGAATTTATCTTGATTAATAAAAAACTTAAAAAAAAAATATCTTCATTAGAATTTGATATTTTACAATTGAAAGATCAAAATAAACAATTAACTAAAAATTTAATACATACAAAAAAAATATATGATAATAATATTTTGATTGCGAAATCAATTCAATCACAATCATTCACAAAATCTAAAATAAAGATACAAAATATTGAAAATGATTTTAATTTAAATATACTTATAGACCCAAAAAAAATTAAAAAACTATATTGGCCTATTTTAATTACAAATAATATTGGAAATTCAAATATTTCAAGTAAATATCCTATAGTTATGCAATCCGAATTTACATTTTTAATGAATTGTGAATCAGATCGAAATTCATTAAGCGATGAGTTTTATAAAAAATTTGGAATTTCAATTACGCAAAGACCTATTTATGAACTTCCATATTATAAATGTATTAATTGTCAGAATTATACATTTAAAGATAATTTAGATACACATGTTTGTTTTAATTAATAATTAATTTATATTTTATTGTTTAATATTATTTCTTACAAAATTATATGTGTAAATACAAAATATTATTTTATTTGTTTTTATTTTTTATAATTATCTTTATTTTATTTTTGCATAATTCTAAAAATAAAGAAACGTTCTGGATTCTTAAATTTAAAAAACCAATTAATTTTCATTACAAAATTAAAAATGACATCATTACTCGTCTTGATGATAAAATTAATTTTTATGATATTTTTAAAGATAAACCTTATTTTCCAGAATCTTACGTTTTAAATGAAAATCAAAATCCATTATGGAAATCAAAAAAAGATGATATATGGTTTATCAAACATCGTACTTCTTGTAATGGAAAATTAGTTTTTCCTGTTTATTATAAAAATATAAAAAAACAATTCAATGATATTTTGAAAAATAATTATAAACATAGATGTGGTTTTTATGGCATCAGAGCTATGAAATCTATTAAAGCATTTCCTTTTAATGATTATCTTATTCAAAGAGGTATTGAACCATTACTTATAAACTCATATAAAAGTGATATTAGAGTATTTTTTATACCAATCTTATATAAAAACAGATTAGATTTTTATTTATGTAAAGATGGTTTAGTTAAATTTAGTCAAGATGAATTTAATAAAACTAATCTCTCAATAAAAAAACATAAAACAAATACACATAATTGTATCAATAATGGAAATAAAATGTCATGCTTAAATTTGACCTTATCTGAATTTCATAATTATAAAAAAATGTTTGTAAAAATAATATCAATGTTTAAAGATATTGCAAAGCAAATAAAACCATTATTTGAAAATGATTTTAAAAGCAAATATATAATTGAATATCAAGTATGTGGCATTGATATAATGTTCGATAAAAATATGAATCTATATTTAATTGAGTTAAATGCTTGGAATCCAGCTTATATAGTTAATGAAGATATCAAAAAAATAAAATTATTAAAATATACTATTAAAAATATAATTAAAAAAAGTATCCAGGACGCAAATGAAAATAAACGATTAGAAATTGATAAATCAGAGATATTCATTAAATTATAATTTCTTTTTTTTTGTAATCTTAAATTTTGATGGTTTTAAATATGTATCATATTTTTTCATAGTCTTATATCTTCTGTGATCTCTAGGAATAAATTTTAATATTTCTAATTTAGAAAAATTATAGTCATTATTTTTTTTATTTAAATTTTTGTTTATTTCTTCTATTTCAAAATCAAACGCGTTTCCATTTTGTCCAATCCAGATTCCAATTTTATCATCACCTTTATTATAATTTTTAGATTCAGGAGGAACCATTATTGAAATTTCATTAATTGGATAATAATTAAAATAATGAGTATTATCTGAACTTGAATCTATTTTATCTTTAATTATCCAACAATTACAAACTATTTTTTTACCCTTTTTTTTATCTCCTCCTTCTAATTCATAATCAAAATACTTATTGTTTGTTGTTAAATAATAATCTCTAAATTTATGCTTATAAGAAATAGTTAAATTTTCTGGATAAATTAAATATTCTAAATAATATGAAACTAATATATTTTGTTTCCCTCCATTTTCTTTTGTATGTTTCATACATAAATTATATTCCCCATTAATATTTCTATTTTCACAATTTTTAATGTAATATTTTTTTGATTTCGCCTCTTTAATTAATATAGTATTCAGTTTTATAAATTTAACTCTAACCAAATCAGTTACTCTCTTAATCACCTTCGGTTCTCCTATTGTCTTTTTCCCATCATCAGTCATTTGAATTATTTTAATGTTTTTACCATATTCTTGCTCCTGTTCATATATTCTATATAATTTTTTATCTTGTTTATTGTAAACAAGCATAGGCGGTAAAAATATCTTTCTTATTCCTGGATAATAAATACGTTTTAAATCCTTATTAATGATATCATCTTCATGGATCAAGTCTTTTAACTCCATAATCTTTAATTCATTTGTAAGAACACCTCTTTTATTAATACTTTTCAATATTACATCGTCATCATCAATAGCAATTATTTTATATCTTTTTTTTTTATCACCATCTTTAATAGATACAATATCATTTATATAAAATGAATCTATATTATTAAATTGTAAATATCTTATTGTATCTCTAATTAATTCAGTCTTTTCGTTTTTATATAAATCACTAAATCCTCTACCTCTTCTTTTTATAAAATTTAATGCCTTCTTTATTAAATTAATAGTTATTTTTTCATCATTATCCATAATATTAATCTATACTAAAATGTTATATATAATATTTAAAAAAAAAAAATATTAATTTAAAATATTTCTTTTGTTTTTAATCATACATTCTTTTAATAATCCAAATCCATTGCTACATAGTGATTCTTCATTATTTCCATAAATATATTCATAATAATTATTACCCATTTCGGATTCTATTTCTGTTAAATATAATTTAAACCAAAATGCTGTAACTATTGAGTAATTTTTATAATCCTGATATAATAAATCCGTATGGGATTTCTGTAATTTATTTATGAAAATTTTATCATTTACCATCGAATCCATAAATATTTTCTTTGACCATGAAGGAATTGCAAGCTTATCATCAGAACCAGTAATTATTAAAAAAGGAATATCTATTATAGGAAATGAATGAGTATAAACATTATGAATAACCGATGTCTTAACATTATAAAATTTATTATTTTCTTTTAAACTCCCATATAGTGCTGCTTGACCACCCATCGAATGACCCGCTATACCAACTCCTTTTTTTTTATCAATTATTTTAAACGACTCGTCTTCATTACCATCAACACAATCTATTGTCTTCAATAATTCATTATAAAAATATTTAAAACCAGGTGGATCTTTAGGTAATCTTTCATTCATTGATTCATAACACCCATAGCTACATGATCTTGGAGCTGCTATAAAAAAACCCCAACTAGATATTTCTGATAAAATTGGACTATAACCAAATGGTAACGAAAATGAACCACCAGAATATCCATGTCCATAAACAATTAGTGGTATACTAATATTATGATTATTATTCTCTGGATACCAAATATCAATATATTTTGAACTTTTATCTAGATTATTGCAATAAATTGTATCATGTTTCACTCGATAATATCCACCAGTTTTTATAAATGTTATATTTATATAAAAAAAATTAAATAAAAAATAAATTGATTTTAAGAAATTCATTATTTAATTATATTTATTTAAATTTTAAATCTATTTCCATTTTTATTACAAATTATTTTAATTCTAATAATTTGATTTAAATTATATATTTAATTTCCATAGATAGCTTAAATATTTTTATAGAATTGTTCCTAAAAATATTACAAATGTCATAGCTACTAACATTCAAATCAAAAAATATATTTAACAAATTATCAAACAAATTATCATAAATTTTTTTTTTTGAAATTTTTCTCGAATTTATTTTTCTAAAAAAAAAATCATCCACAGGATTATTAGAACCAACAATTATCTTCGATACACCAAATATTTCAATACTATCTTTAATTAATTGCTCTATATCATCATCATTTAAACCACGATATTTCCACTGATTTATACCACTAATATCCACTCCAACAATATTTTTTAATTTAGATAATTCAATCATAGTATTTTTCCATAATTTATAATCTAGTTTTGTTGTGTCACTTGTCAATAGTAAATGATCGATTATGAATTTCGTTTTTTTACATCTCATTGTTAATTTCTTAATAGATTTCCAATGAACTTTTGTAGAATTCCATTTCCATATTATATTTCGTTTACCTAATTCCTCTAAACCTTCCTGAAATAAATTTTCATCTACATATTTATAATCAAAACTAAATATAGATTCTGGAGTCAATAATATTCTGGCAACTTTAATTAATTTAATATTATTAACTTTCATCTTTTTTAATGAATTGAAAAATATTTCCACTCCTAATTTTCCTAAATTAATTGGTATATTTGCTTGATATGCTATTATTAATTTATTTTTCTTGGCAAGATTCAATATTAATGCAGTCTCTTTAACTTTAAAAAAAAAATCTGTAGGTTGAATTGTACATGGAATAATTGCTGCAGGTTTCCATTGCGTATTCATTAATAATTTATCAAATTCATTATGAGGATATATTTTAGGTAATTTTTCATAATCTTCATTATCATTTTTTTTTAATATTATATTTTTATGATCATTTTTGAATAAATAATGGATATGAGAATCAATTATAAACTTATTTTTTAATTGATTTCTAAAATTATTTTCACTACATTTCCTTTTTTTTTTTAATGTTTTTTTTTTATAATTCTTTCGTTTCATTAATTTAATCTTATAAAAAAAAAAAAAAAAAATTATTAAGTTTAAAAATATATAAATATATCTTAATTTTATATATGCAATTTAAAACAAGTACAAACACAACCACCGATTTTCCTTTTTGGAAAAAAATGAAAATAGCGAATGACGATTTAAACAAAATTATAGGTTCCAGATCATCTAGTCAAATATCTGTTATAAATAAAAAACTTTATCTTTTTGGAGGCGAAAATATACCAAGAATACCATCAAATTCAAATTTATATATGATCGATTTTAGTGTCAAACAACCAATCTATCATTGGCAGGAAATAAAAACATTTGGGAAAAAACCCCCTAAAAGATTGGGACACTCGCAAATAGCTATTAATAATTTTATTTATATTTTTGGCGGACGTCAAGGAATTTCAATGAATGAATTGCCTTTAAACGACCTTTGGAAATTCGATGTATTAAATTCAAAATGGATTGAAATAAATCAATATGATAATATAGCTCCATCAAAAAGATCATTTCATACAATGACTGCAATTAAAAATTTTATATATATTTATGGAGGATGTGGTCAAAATGGACGACTATCCGATCTACATTGTTTTGATATTATACATAATCGTTGGATTCCAAATATTAATAATAATCACTTTATTAGTGGCAGAGGTGGATCCTGTATTATCCCATCAAATGATGAATGTAATTTATTCATAATAGGAGGATTCAAAGGGAAAGAATCAAATGCAATTTATAAGTACTCTATCTCAGAAAATAATTGGTATACAGTTTATAAAGAAGATAATGATCAAATTATGCCTTTTTCAGTTTTTATTTGTGGAAAAATAAATAATAAAATTGTATGTTTTGGTGGTGAAATATCTCCAAGTATTATTGGACATAATGGAGCAGGAAAATTTTCTAATGATTTATATATTTTTGATGGAAATGATGCCACAATAAAAAAAAATAAAATAAATTATGTTTTTCCCGAAAGACCACTTCCTAGAGGATGGTCATCAGGATGCAATTTCACAAAAGATGAGATTATTATTTTTGGTGGATTAACCGGTAATGATGAATTTCCTAAAAAATTAAACGATATCTGGATTTTAGAATTACAAAAGTAACCTCCCAATTAAAATAGCTATCGGACTAATAAATATAGATAATAATGAACCGAATTTTGCTTGCGATTCAAGTTTCTCATTATCTGGAAATGCTTCACCACTAATAAATAGAGATACAGTTAGACCTATTGAAGCTATAAAACTTATCATTATTAACTTTTTATGATCTATACCATTTGGGAGTTTAGATCTTAATATAAATGATGAAAATATAGAAAACAATGTAATTCCAATAGTTTTACCAATTACTAATGATAATAAAATTATAATACTATAAATACTCATCTCATTAACTTTAACCCCAGCATTAGTTAAACCAAATGAGAAAAGTACAAATATATCTACAAATGGTGCTATACTTTTTTCAAAATTTTCTAAAACATAAATTGTTTCCGGTCCAATTTTAATTGATTCATCTATTAATGTTTCATTTTCATTTCCTATTTGTTGATTTATAAAATTTTTTTTTTGATAATATTCTATTTTTGATGGTATAAAAACTATTATAGGAACCAATGCTAATGCTGGATGCAAATTCGAAAATTGGAAACCTAACCATGAAATCGGACCTGCTATGAAAATATATAAAACCCATGATCTAACCTTGATTTTAGATAATAAATAATTAATCATCATTGCTATAATCACCAAACCTAGATATTTCCAATCAGGACAACCCTCATTATAAAATATCGCTATAATTAACATCCCAATACCATCATCAAAAATCGCTAAGATTAACAAATAATTTATTGCTGGATGATTTCTGCCAAAAACAAATATTGATGTTATCCAGGCAATGGATATATCAGTCGCTACTGGAATTCCCCATCCCACATAAGTCTCATTTCTAGGAAATCCTATATTATCTTCAAAACAAATAATCAGAAAGAAATAGATGGCGATAGGAACTATAATACCTCCTAATGTTGCAAAAATCGGATTTAATATATTATAATTTATAGGATATAAACTACCACCAAATCGTAATGCCTCTACAATTTCCTTAACAGCTAAACCAAAGAAAAAACACATAAGTATTTCATTTACTATAAAATTTATTGTAAGTTCATGATCATTAATAATAAGATCAAAAAATAATGGATGATTTTTATAGGATTTAATTATATTTTTCTCACTATGATTTTTTTCATTTCCAAACCAAAAATCATATTTTAAATAATCTATATTTGCAATAATTAAGGCTACGATTATACCACTTGTCAAAGCTATGGCATATTTTCTAATAATAGATGAAAATATATCAAATGTTAAATATTGATAATAAAATAAATTATTTTTTTTATAATCTACATACTGACTATTTGGAAAATTTATTTCTGTAGGACATGAAAATGATCTATTATCATTGTAATCATGATGAACAGAATATTGTCTTTCAATATTTACCTCAAAACTTTTTGAATGTTGCTTTCTTACCAAAAATCCCCAACTTAAATTATCATTTTCATTCATATCTAATATT